TTAATTGCCGATAACCACATGATTTAGTACCAATCTGCTTTGCTTTTCTTTTCTGCAAGCATTGCTCTTTGACCTTTTACCTGAACTGACTGAGTTTCTGTTGGATTTGAAACTTCAACCTCAACTCCTCCGTTTGGTAAACCGTCTTTGTTCAAGAACATGTCATGATCTACATGAGTCATGCCTGCGTGACTGTTTTTTTTATTTTTTTTCATATTTATTCTCCTCTGTTTCTGATTATAGCTATATTTCCAGGCATTTCATCCATTTTCGGTGCCGAAGGTATAGTTTTACTCAAAATTGTTTTCTCAATAGACGTATTAGCTCTTAATTTAGCTAATTCTTCGTTTTGTTCAAGCTTATCTTCTTGATTTCCTTGGTTCATCATAGCTTTTGACTTATCTAAGTTTAATCTTTGATCAGCTTGATCGTGTTTTTGTTGATTATCCATAGCTCTAAGGTCTAATTCTCTTGCTTTTAGTTTAGCAATTGGGTCATTTCCAAAATCACCCATGATTTTACTTTCTTCATCCTTAAATTCTTGTGTCATGTCTGCAATTAGTTTAGCTTTTCTTGCTTCGATAGCCATACTTAACTGCATAATTTGTTGTTGAACTTGTGGATTCTGTCCTACGTCTGGATTTTGTTGTGCCATTTGTTGTAATTGCATTAATTGTTGTATTTCATCTCTAAATTCTATTTCTAATTGTTCTTGTGCCATTAAAGAAATGTGTTCAAAAATATTTTTTTGTAATGCACCCATAATTACTGGATTATTTTTTACCATATTAGTTGCCATAAAATTTAAGTGCGAAGTAATGTGTGCTCTGTGGTCTTGACCTTTAAATGCTTGGAAAGGTTTACCACTCATTGCCATAATATTTTCTGCCGCTGGATCCATTGGCATTGGTTGTTGAGGTGGTGGTAAAATCTTATCAATATTTTTTACACCAATTGCAGTGTACATATCTCTATATGCTTCATACATATTATGCATTTGTGGATTTGACATTGCAAGTTGTAGCTCTGTTTGAGCTAAACTAATTCTTTGCGATTGTGAAAATATATTTGGATCAGCTATAGGCATGATATCTACCTTGTCATCAAAGTCTGCAACTTTAATATTTCTTTGTCCACCAATAACATCATAAGGGTATTCTGGTGGTAGATACGTTTTGAATACATCTGATAATAAAACAAATTCTTTTTTTAATGCCACATACAGTCTTTTATGTATGGC